GTCGCTGGTCGCTGGTCGCTGGTCGCTGGTCGCTGGTCGCTGGTCGCTGGTCGCTGGTCGCTGGTCGCTGGTCGCTGGTCGCTGGTCGCTGGTCGCTGGTCTGGCAGCATAAAATCATCCTTTTATGAAAATCAACGTTTTTTGAGCACTCGCACACAAAAAATTACCGCATTGGTTGCAACGACAACCTTCATTTTGCGGAGCATATGACAAATAAAGTACGGGTGCGTTGAGGATGCCAGACACATCAGAGGTGGCGGGAGATTACTCCCCTGCCTGGTCTCTTACTTCTCAGATTCGTAGTCTACGAAGACAGCGACCTCCGTCTGGCCGGTTCGGATTCGTACCTCGCAGAAGTCTTTCCTCGTTACCAGTGCTATCACTACGACGGTAATACAGATGACGATCAGGGCGATTAACATCGCCTTTTGCTGCTTCATAGCCTACTTCTCCTTGCCTTTCGGCACGTAAGAGGCTAACCTAAGTTTGTAAGTCATAGATTTGGCCTCAGATTAATGTTAAGCGTCCTGCAAGACGCGTAATGTTAACTGGGGCTTTTCTCTGTCTGCCTTACGGCTGCATGCCCGAGGCAGACAGCCTCAAGCACCCGCAGCTATTCTACAGTAAAAACTCGCGCTTTCAATTTCCCGCACGTCCGGCAAACTGACTGGCCTGTGATCCTGATGGTTCACGCTCAACGTACCTGTCCATTTCCAGCTTTACTCCCTGCATGATCAACATCCCCTCAATAACACCTTCTGCTTTTTGCAGTACCCGCCCGGCCCAGCAATCAGAGCGCCCATGCTTACGGCCCAGTGACATAAGCGTCATCCCGAACACATAATAATCATACAGAAAATCATGCAAATCGCTGTTGTTGACGTTCAGTTGCGCCATGCAATTGCTGATAATCAGCGCATCGTCATCGGTACACTGAGGCCGTGATTTAACCTTTGACGGGATCAGCCCCTTAAATCCGGCGGCAATGGGCGACCAGCTCACATCCTCATGATTATTGGCCACCCATGCGCCCCAGCGTTCAAGCACCTGCTGAATATCACGCATCAGAGTCTTTCCCCTTATCCCATCCACGGTGAACCATAAGGACACCGTTGACGACGGCGTGCCGTTTGCCTTCTTTATCGCCAATATATTTTCTGACCGTGTTGCGACTACAGTTCAGTATTCTGGCTACCTCGGTCTGATTTTCATATGCCTCAACGAGCATGTCAGGAATGGTTTTTACTGTGAACGTCATGCGGCCTCACTTCTGCTGTTTCGCAGGTCTTTAAGTTTCTGCTGATACTTCGCCTTGATGGCCCTGCACTCTTCGACAGTCCAGCGATGGCGGTTATGGTTTGATTCGATTTCGTCTACTGCTTCCTGCCCGATGCGGCTAATCAGTTCGACGCGATACGGAACGAGATTTCCGCTTTTGTGCTGGTTGCACACCACGCATTGCTTGTGAATATTGCGTTCATCAAATCGGAGTTGAGGTGCCGCAGCAGTTGTCCGGTAATGTCCGGCATCCCACTGAGCAGACGTGAGCGTTCCGCACGAGATACATGGTAAGTCGCGGTCTCTTTCTCTGACGAAGGCGTTTACGGCTTGTTGGGCTTGTTTAATCCAGTAACTACGGGGCTTTAAGGCGAGTTTTCGAATCTTCAGTTTATCTTTCTGTTTCTGCTCCTCTCGTCGTCGTTTCTTCTCTGCTGCTTTTTCCGCTTTTTCGCGTTCTTTACTTCGTCGTTCGAGTGCTAATTGAGTTCCGTGTTCCGGGCAGCACCACCACTGATTTGAGAATGCCGGGTGAAACCATTCCTTGCATATTTTGCATTTCCTTCGCGCTGGTTTAGCCATTAAGCAGCCTCCCCTGTTACTTTCAGCATTCCGTTATCGAGCAGCTTTCTGGTCAGCCACTGTTGACCACGCCCGGTGATTTTTGTGGTGAACGATATCTGTATTCCGTGATTTGTGTTGACCGCTGTTTCTTTCACTGTGAAATAGCCACGATCCATATATTCCTGCATTGGCACATTGCGCCGGGAGCCTGAAGCAATAAGGATTTTGTGATCGCGCATCCACGCAAACAGTTTGTTTGGACCAATACCAACAACCTTTGCAAAGTTTCCAATCAAAATTCCGCTGGACTCGCCAACGCGATCGGCAAACTCAACTTTAGGTGCTGCGAGAGCAAGCTGTTTCTCCAGTTCAGCCTTCTGGTCTTCAAGGTCGGCCGCAAGGCGCAATGCCTCAGAAAAGGTTTGTGGTATTTTCGCGGTTGCCCCTTCGAGTTCTCGCCAGCGGTCAACAAGGCGAGCGGTGAATTCCGGCGACAACTGGGCAACGACAATAATGCTATCGCGCTTACCTTTTTCGCCTTCGAAGACGTAATGCTCGTACTGAACATTGAACCCTAAGTTATTGATTCTTTCGGAAACCTCAATTTGAGGAAGCCGGATAACTCCACTTTTAACCAGCGTTTCGATGGTTCGTTTCACATTGTCATGACGCTTACCTGTAAGCTCAGCGATTTCAATGCTAGTCATTTTGATGACGTTGCTATTTATCAGCTCGTTCATTGTCATGTCCTCTCATATTGAAAATTCACCAATAAAAAACCCAGCCGAAGCTGGGTTTGTTAAGTTGTCAATGGTCAGTAGTAATGCAGTGAAGGAGGTAAACTTACGCTGAAGGATTTGTACAAAAAAACCACCTGAAGGTGGGTTACTGTTACTTGTCTGAATCATCCAGTTCGTCTGTTTTCACATCCTCAAACCTTGGATGCAGGCGATTCATTTTTGCAATAAAATCTGAATAGTCGTTAGATAGCTTCATAATCGTAACGGTTGATGACAGATGCTCTCTTAATTTTTGATATCCAATATTTGGCGTCAGCCCCTGAAACAACTTTGTACCTTTTGAGGCCTTTACGTTCTGCTTTTTAAGCTCCTCAAGGATGTTTGGTGCCAATCTCTTGTAGACGATATCATTTGTCAAAACGCCAAAATACTGAGGCCGGAAGCGGGGATTTTCCGGCGGGTATTCTAAGCCCCTTAACCTGAAAAGCTCTTCATAATAATCAGCAGGAAATGTTGTAATATAAGGTTGAATTTCCTTTGCGACAAAGGCCTCGAGTATTTTGGCGAGCGCATCTTTTTCTCTATCTCGCTGGTACCCCGTCGCTTCATCAACAAGCGCTATTATTCCGACTTTAGCTAATGAGCGCACCAGAATTTCAGCTTTCTTGGCTGTCTCTAACTGGTTTGGCCTGGTGATAGCGCCTGCCTCTCTTGCCTTTAAATAAACATCGCAGACAAGAGGTATTATGGATGCGTCATAACCTTCCTGGACGGAGCCAGTAATCGTCTTGTATTTGACCTTATTGATCACACCCATAACATCTTGATTTATATATTTTTTAAGGTTTGCAGCATCCATAAAAGCGGGCATATTGATCACCCCCTCTTCTTGAGGTGCTCTACCCCCTCTTTGTGGTCGGCCAAATGCTTTAAAAACAGAAGCTTGTGATATGATACGCCGTCCATTTTCGAGAACCGCGACATCTAATTCCGCATCACCGATCTTTAACTTTCCCTCATTCGCAGATACGGGCAATAAAGCTTTTTCTTTTTTTGCGGCAACAGCCTTTCTTGAGGATTCTTTTCTTTGCTCTGCTGTCATTTTTGCCGCGCGTGCCTTACCGCCTTTGGCCTTCCCACTAACATCATCATTTTTCATGAGCATATCTCGTGTTGTGATTGATAAGTCAATCATACACATGCACGTTGTAACGTGCAATATTTAAATATGCACGTAAATTGCGAATCAGATAATGAGGAGAATTTCTCCCCCTTGCACTGACATCATGGTATTCTGCTCAAAACTAAATTTCTGGAGCGTTTCGTTGGAAGGTATTTGCAGTTTTCGCAGATGATGTCGGTGATGCTTCTTTGCTGTCGCCTCATGCCGCCCCTCTGACGCCCTGCCCGATCGCCATCAATGCCGCTTTGGATACGGTAGTAAACATCCGTCGAGGACTGATGAACGGTCGCCAAATCAGCAGCATGGAACCTTTGCTGTTTCCCTTCTTCTCCAGCCCTGTCGATGGTTCGATAAAATTAATCCGTCCATCAGTGATAATGCGAACTTCGTCGACACTCTCCAGAGCCTTGCTGAACCATCCGACTGACATATCCTCTGGCACAAGCATAACTACCGTCTGTCGCTGTTGTATGCACTGCTCAGCGGCTTTTTCCACCCACGGACTGATATTGCTGTACGGTGGGTTATTCCAGATTGCACCGTGGCTTACCCACTCAGAATTGAGCGCGTCGTCGGCCTCAGTTAGCCAGTGAGCACACAGAGCATTTTTGTCGCTCGCTGCCGAATCCAGCCAGAATCCAAACTCAATATCCAGTGCATCAAAAAGCCAAAGCGGCGTTTGCCAGCAGTCCTTGTCGTGTGCTGGCGTATTTGATTTGATAGTCATGCAGCCCTACCTTTTCGTTGTGACCATTCATACTCTCGCCGGGAGTCATCACTCCACCGCACGTTGCGCTCTGAGCCGAACCAGAACATGATTTCGATAAGCTCAGTCATGCTGGCCTTCCGCATTTTGCTGGTACGCACGCCAAGCATGACAACGCCACCGTCGATACCAGGCACACTTCGTTGCTCCAGTTTTTTGGTCTTAAGCCACAGGGCAGTGAACAGGTCTTTCCAGTCTTCCGGCGCCAGCCGTTGACCATGCCATAGCACCTGACGCGAAACATCGTTCAGCATCGGCCACATACGGTCATTCTGCGCTTTGCTGCGCCTGGGTTCTTTAACGTGGACTTCGTGGGGTGACTTGTCGTCGACGGGTAGTGAGAGAATGGCGTCTATGGCGTTATTTCTGATTGCTTCGTTGCGAAGCAGAAAGGTTTGCTTCATCTCCT